GACTCGACCAGCGTGGATGCGGTTGGAGCATTGATGGCGGGAGCGGTGGCGGATCTTGTCTGGACGGACCCGCCGTATGGCGTGTCGTACGTTGGCGGCGTTTCGCATGATCCGAAGTACCAAAAGAAACGCGAAGCTCAGGGCATGAAGATCGAAAACGATGCGCTGAACGACGACGAGCTGACCGACTTCTTGCGCGCATCTCTCGGCACGGCCTTCACGCACTGCCGAGACGGCACGGCGTGGTACGTCGCGGCCCCGGCGGGGCCGCTCTTTCACTGCTTCGGCACCGTGCTTAAGGATCTCGACGTGTGGCGGCATACGCTGAACTGGATCAAGTCCGCGTTCGTGTTCGGCCGATCCGATTACCACTACCAGCACGAGCCGATCTTTTACGGATGGAAGCCGGGTGCGGCCCATACCTGGGCAGGCGACCGCAAGCAGTCGAGCACGCTCAACTTCGACCGACCGAAGGGATCTGAGAATCCTGGGCATCCGACCGCAAAGCCCGTCGAGCTTGTCGGATACTGCATCGGCAACAGCTCGAACCGAGGCGACGTGGTGCTTGACCCGTTTGGAGGCAGCGGAACAACGCTTATCGCCTGCGAAAAGACAGGCCGCGTCGCTCGCCTGATGGAACTCGACCCGCGCTACGTGGACGTAATCGTCAAGCGGTGGCAGGATTACACGGGCAAGAAGGCAACTCGCGAGGCCGATGGCGTCGCGTTCGACGAGGCATGATGGGAAAGCCATTGACGTTGACCCCAGACAAGCAGGAGAAGATTTTGCAAGCCATTCGCGCAGGGAACTACCGTAGCGCGGCATCGAAGTTTGCCGGCGTGGATTGGGGCTGCATGCGCAACTGGATTCGCAAGGGAAACAAGGGCGAAGAACCTTACGCTGCGTTTGTTGCCGCGGTGAAAGAGGCCGAAGGCCAGGCGGAAGCCTCACTTGTGGCGAGCATCAAAAAGGCTTCGCAGGAACATTGGACCGCAGCGGCGTGGCTCCTCGAGCGCAAGCACGCGCCGAAGTGGGGCCGTCGAGACATGTCATGGGAAAATATGAAGCGGGAGAAGCGCGAGGCGCAGCAGGCGCAGCTCGCGGAGATTCCGCTCGAGGAGCTCGAGCGTATGGTCGTGGCCGAGAAGGCGCGGCGAGCTCGAGAGGCCGCGGCGAAGGCCTCGGACGTGGGCGCGCTCCAGTGACGCGGCTCGCGATTGTCGCCGGCGTGCACGTGCTTGGGTTCGCCGCGCTTGGCGTCGGCGTGGACCGTGGCCGCGTGGCGCACGTGCTCGTCGTGGCGCTGACGCTCGCACACTTGGCGGACGCATGATCGCGACGCGCGCAGCCCGCCCGACCGATGCGGCCTACATCGCCGCCACCGCGCTGCATCAAGTGCACCGGTTTGTGCGGCACGTGACCCGCGAGGAGCTCGAGCTCGTCGTGCGGGCCATGCTGAACGAGAGCGCGATCGTGGTCGCGTGCTCCGAGACCGACGATGACACGCTCTTTGGTTGGTGCGCCGCAGTGGGCGGCGTGCCGTGGTTCTGTTTCGTGGCCCGCGAGCTCCGCGGGCACGGTATCGGCGCACGCTTGCGCCTCGAGGTGACACGTGGACGAGGTATTGATCCGGCTAGTGAGCGGCCTTCACATCGACAACCGGATGCAGGAGACGATCCGCTTGCCGTCGTCGCGGCTCGACTTGGGTTCGTTCGGGGCGTACATTCGTGACGTGGGCAGCGACGCGGGCACGCTCATCCCGTGGGCGCGAATCGAGCACATCCGGCTCGCCGCTCCTCCAGGCCTACTGGTCGCACCAGAGACGGGAAGTGCTCGGCAGCCTCGAGAGCCTTCTGACGCACCGCCTGGGGTTCGCGCTGACGACGGCAACGCCGCTGCAACGACAGCTCGCGCGCCTCGTGGACGGCGATCCAACGCTCGACCCGTCGAATCCTGAGCTCCTCGAGGCCGTGGGCGACGCGGCCGCGCTCGTGGGCGTGCGGCCTCGCGAGGTGACCGTGGTGGCGTCGATCCGTTCCGCCAAGACCATGCTTGCCGCGGCCGCCGCCATTCGGGCGACGCAAGTGGTCGCGTGCGAGCATTTGAAGGCCGGCGAGATTCCGCGCGTGTCGATTCTATCGCTCGACCTCGACCTCGCGCAGGTGGCGCACTCGCACCTCGCGGGCAGCATCATGGCTAGCCCGGTGCTGCGCGAGCTCCTCGTGGACGAGCCCCGCGCCGACTCGCTCATGCTGCGTCACCCATCGGGCAGGCCCATCGAGATTTGCACCGTGGCCGGCAAACGCGCCGGCTCCTCGCTCATTTCGCGCTGGATGGCCGGCGTCATCGTGGACGAGGCGCCACGCATGGCCGGCGAGGGCGATGCCGCCGTCAACTTCGACGAGACGCGCCGCGTGGTCCTCGGCCGTATGCTCCCCGGTGCGCAGCTGATCGCGATCGGCTCGCCGTGGGCGCCGTTCGGCCCCGTGTTCGAGCAGGTGCAGGAATCGTGGAAAAAGCCAACGGCCGCGCGCGTGGTCGTGCGTGCGCCGGGCTGGGCGATGAACCCGGACTACTGGACGCCCGAGCGCATCGAGGAGCTCCGCGCGAGCGACCCGGATGCCTACCGCGTAGACTGCGCCGCCGAGTTCGCCGCGCCAGAGTCCGCGCTCGTGCCGCCGGATGCCGTGGCCGCCGCGACGCGCACCCATGGCGACCTCGAGCCCGACCCGCTGCGGTCCTACGTGGCCGCAATGGACGCCGCGACGCGCGGCAATGCGTGGACGCTCGTGATCATGAGCCGCGACGGCGACAGGCGCCGCATCGACGTGGCGCGTGAGTGGGTGGGCAGCAAGAACGCGCCGCTAAGCGCGACCGCCGTGCTGCGCGACATCGCCGCCATCGCCGCGCGCTACCGCGTGCCCGCCGTATGGTGCGACCAGTGGAGCGCCGACCCGCTGAGTGAGCTCGCGTTGCAACAGGGCCTCACGCTCCTCCCGCGCATGACGCCGGCGCGAGAGCGATGGGAACAGGCCGCGCGCTTCCGCTCCGAGCTCCTTGAGGGGCGCCTCGAGCTACACCCGCACCCCGCCATGCGAGAGGACGTGCTCCGCGTCAGGCGCGCCACGACCATGCAGGGCGTGCGCCTCGAGCTACCGACCGCCGGCGACGGCCGCCACTGCGACTTTGTGCCGAGTCTCATGCTCGCCAGCGCGCAATTCGTGCCCGACCGAAGGCCGGCGCCGCATGAACGCAACACCGAGGCGTGGTACGAAGCGGAGGCCGCGCGCATCGAGCGCGCCGCAGAGGACGCCGGCAGACGTGCCGCGCGCCGGAGATGGTGACATGACGACGCAAACGCAAAGCATCCGATGGTGGACCCTTCCGATCGAATCACGCACCGCGCTGGACGGCGTATGGTCCACGGTGCGCGAGCTCGACACGCTCGATCAGACGCGCCTCGACGCATGGGCGCGCTACATCGAGGCCTACGGCGTCGAGCTCCCGACGCAGGGCCGCAAGGGCAGCCCGTATCGGCGCATCGACGAGGAGGCCCTCGTCCCCAACAAGTACCGGCGCATCCTCGACACGATCCACGCGAAGATCATTCGCAACAAGGTGCTCCCGCAGACGGTCTCGACCGGTGGCGACTACTCGACGCGCACGCGAGCCAAGGGTCTGAGCCTTTTCCTTGAAGGCCTCTTCGCCACGGAACGCATCGACACGATCGCGGACATGGCGTGTCGCGACGGGCTGCTCACGGGCCTCGCCGCCGTGAAGGTGTACGACGAGCCCAGCCGCGTGGCCTTTGAGCGCCTCAAACCCTGGTGCCTGAAGCTCCGCGAGGCCGAATGCAACGGAGGCACGCCCCGCCGGCTGTACTACGTGGACGACTTCGACCGCGGCGTGCTCGCGGACATGTTCCCCGAGTCCGAGGCCGCCATCATGAGCGCGCCGCCGCCGTCGAACATCGGGGCAACGCGCTTGACCGACGCCTACAACCCGCAGGCCGTGCGCGTGTGCGAGGCATGGGCCATCGGCACCGCCGACAGCCCCGGACGCCACCACATCAGCATCGAAGGGCACACCCTGCTTGACGAGGAGTGGACCGCCGACACGTTCCCCGTGGCGATCCTGCGATTCTACGCGCCGCCGGTGGGGTTCTATCCCGTGAGCCTCGCCAAGCTCATCCTCCCGATTCAACGCGAGCTCGAGTTCACGGCCGTGAAGCTCCAGCAGACCTTCAAGCTCATGAGCCACGCGCATTTTATCGTGGCGCCCGGCGTGGAGTTCACGACCGAGCAAATGACCAACGAGCCCGGCACGATTTGGCGCGCCAACCCTGGGCAGATTCAGCCGTTCGCGCCGCCGTCCGTGGCCGCGGACCTCTACCGGTACTTCACGGACCTAGGCCCCATGATGACCGAAATGTCGGGCGCAAGCGCCATGAGCGTGGCGAACCAAAAGCCCGGCGGCGTCACGAGCGGCATCGCCATTCAGACGCTCGACGACGTGGAGGCCGAGGGCTTCTTGGCGATGCACCGCGCATGGACAGATTGGCACATTCAGATCGCCAAGCTCGCCATCGACGCCGCCGCGCGCGTGGCCGAAGCCGATCCCAAGTTTGCCGTGCGAATCGTGGGCAAAAGCCGCGCGTCCGTCATGCGGTGGCGCGAAGTGGCGATGGACGAGGACGACTACGCGATCCGCGTCATGCCGATCAGCCAATTCGCCCGCGACCTCGCGAGCCGAATCGACCAAGCGGAGAAACTCTTGCAGCTTGGCGCCATCGGTATCCCCGAGTTCCGCGAGGTGCTCGACCTCGCCGACCTGCAAGCGCAGAACGACATGGACCTAAGCGACCAGCACATCATCGATCGCAACATCGAAGCGATCCTGGCGCGTCAAATGCCGGTCATCGCCGAGCCCTTCGATAACCTCGCGATGATCGTCGCGCGCGGTGCAAAGGCCTACAACCTTGCTCGCCTCGAGGACGCCGACCCCGTGAGCCTCGAGCTCCTGCGCCGCTACATCACGAGCGCCCAAGACCTCACGCAGGCCATGCAACCGCCACCGCCTCCCGCCGCTCCTGGCGGAGGCCTCCCGCCGGAGCTCGCACAGATGGCAGGCCCGGCACCCGCACTAGCCTGAGCGGACCACCAAAGGACAGCCAATGAACATCGAACAAAGCGCGCCAATGGCGCAAGCCCCCGCAGAGCCCGCAGCGCAATTCGCCGGCATCAACGGCAACGAGCGCAACGACCGACGCGCAGCCGCATTGGCCGCGCTCCGCGCCGCGAACAAAGAGCCCGCGCAGCAGGCCCCAGCGCCCCGCCAAGAGCCCGCCGCGACGCAGACGGACGACGACACGCCCGACGAGCGCCCAACGATGCTACAGGCCGCAGAGGCCGAAGAACACGACGAGCCCGAGGACCGCATCAGCGCCGTGGTGCGCGCGCGTGAGAAGGCCAACCGGCTGCGCCGCGAGGCCGAAGCGCAGCGCGCCGAGGTGGAGCGCGACCGGATGCGCCTCGACCTCGAGCGCCGCGAGGTGGAGCAACTGCGCCGAGCTCGAGAGGCCATGCAGCGCGACCCCATCGCCGGCCTCAAAGAACTCGGCGTGGACCTTCGCGACCTCACCGAGCGCGCCGCCATGGACGGCACGCCGGAAGCGCAGTTCCGCGCGCTCCAAGAGCAGATCGCCAAACAAGCGAAGGAGCTCGAGGACTACCGCACCGGGCAGGCCCAGCGGGAGATGAGCCAACAGCGCGCCGCGGCGGAGCACCAGTTCTTCGCGCTCGCGAAGGATGAGGAGGCGTTCCCCTACTTGGCCGCGCGTGCCGAGCTGCACCCCGAGCTCGTCAAGCAACAGGCCTACCAGCTCCAGGACGACTACTACAAGCAGACCGGCAAAGTTCCGAGCCTGAACGACATCGCGGAAGCCCTGGACTACCTCGCGTCCGAAGAGTATCGTCACGTCAACGAGCGCGCAGCTCGCCGCGGCACCAGCTCGCCGCGCACCGGAACGGTATCCGCAGCAGGCAAACCGAAGCCCTCCCGCACGTTGAGCACGTCGAGAGCCGGCGAGAAGAGTTCCGCTGCGCCAGACACGGCGCACATGTCACGCGATGCCCGAAGGGATTACATCGTCGGCATGTTGAAGGCGGGGCGTCTCAACGGCTGACGGTGACCGGTGGCGGGGGGAACCCACAACCTCCCGCCTACTGAGACCATCATGCCCGTTTTGGACACTGCATCTGCCGCATCTATCATCAAATTCCTGTACCCGGACTACACGGTCCCGCGTGAGCTCCGCAAGAATAACCCCTTCTTCGCGATGCTCGCCAAGAAGACCAACTTTGTCGGTAAGTCCGTTGACGTTCCGCTGACCATCAACTCGATCCAGGGTGGCGGCGCGACATTCAGCGGCGCAAAGGCCGCCTCGGAGACCTCGCAGGCCTACAACGACACCTACAAGACCTTCACGCTGACGCGCAAAAGCGACTACTCGCTGGCGACCATCAGCGGCGAGGCGATGAAGGCCGCCGTCATGGATGAAGGCGCCATGGTGGATTTGTTCCAGGACACGATGGATCTCGCGATGTTCACCGCGATGCGTTCCATCGCGCGCCACCTCTTCCGCGACGGCACGGGCACGATCGGTAAGGTTGGCAGCATCGCCACCGCGACGATCACGCTCGCGACCCCAAGCGACGCCTACAATTTCAGCCTTGGCGAGCGCCTCAGTGTCTTCTCTGGCACCGGCGGCACGGCGTTCATGTACGATACCGTGATCAACTCCACGGTCACGACGCCGATCCGCGTCACCGCCGTGGACCGCAAGGCCGGCACCATCACCGTCAACGACGGCACCAGCATTGCCGCGGGCCACTACCTCGCGCGCGCGACCGATCGCACCGTCGCGACCTCGAACGCGACCGTCTTCACGAACTCCAACGTGGTCACCGGCATGAAGCAGTGGATCGCCGGTTCCGATCTCGGCGTAGCAACCGGCCTTTCCACCTCGGCGTTCTTCCCGGCGGACATTTACGGCCTCACCCGTACCTCGGATAAGACCAGTCTTGGTGGCTCGCTCCTCGATTGCACCGGCGCCTCGCCAGACGAAGCGATCATCCAGCTCGTGAGCGACATCGCCGCGGAAGGCGGCCGCCCGGACCACTGCTTTATGCACCCGCGCGATTTCGCGGCCCTGAACAAGTTCCTCGGCTCGCGCACCGTCTACGACCGCGCCGTGAGCATCGAGGACGCGGAGATCGGCTTCCAGAGCATCGTGCTCATGGGCGACACCGGCCCCGTCAAGTGCGTTGCGGACATCAACGTCCCGCAGTCTGAGATCTTCGCGGTCCAAATGGACACGTGGGACCTCTTCTCGCTTAACGCGGCCCCGCACATCCTCGATTACGATACCAATCAGTTCCTCCGCGTGAGCGATGACGACGCCTACCAGATCCGCGTCGGCTCCTACGGTAACCTGCGTTGTCGCGCTCCGGGCTTCAACGGCCGCGGCAAAAACTTCCTCGCGGCAACGGTGTACTGATGGCCGGGCGTTCCTTCATCCAGCTCCTCGGGGCTCTCGACCCCGGCGTTGTTGTGCTCGGCATTTCGTTCGGGCCGAACGGCTCGAGCGCGATCGACCAAACGACCATCCGTGGCCGCGGCGTCGCCAGCGTTGCGCGTAGCGCAGCCGGCGTGTTCACCGTGACCCTCTCGGACGTGTACACCGCGGTTCTCTCGGCCACGGCCACGCTCCAACTGGCAAACAGCGACGACAAGTTCGTGTCGAACCTCGGTACGATCGACTTGTCCGCCAAGACCATCGTCGTCCGCGTGTACGACGTGAGCGGCGCAGCGTTCTCGGACGTGGCCGCTGACGCGAACAACCGCATCAACCTCACCCTCGTGCTCAAGAATTCGAGCGTCTGATGAAGAAGCCCGCGCTCTTGATTGCCCTTGGCCGCGGCCCAAAGGGTGGGGACAGCGAAGAAGAGGACGCCCCGTCATCGAGCGAAGGCTACTCGCCCGAGGAGAAAAAAGCCCTCGCCGGTGACGTGCTCGACGCGGTAAAGGCAGGCGACAAGACAGCCCTGGCGGACGCCCTCGAGGCGTTCACCATGGCTTGCATGGAGGATTGAGAGAATGGCACGCAGTCGGACGCTTGCAGATATGCGCTCAGACGTTCGGCTGCGTGCCGATCTCGTCGGGAATCAGTTCGTCACCGACTCGGAAATCAACGAGTACCTCAACCAAGCCCTCGCCGAATTCTACGATCGGCTTGTGGGCGCTCGAGGCCAAGAGTACTACGCCACCGAGCAGGTCATCACGACGACCGGCGCCGAGTCCTACGCGCTCCCGGCGACGCACTACGAGACTCTGTACGTGGAGCTCGAGGACGGCGGCGCCCGCGTCCGGCTCGGTTCCTACAGTTTCCACGAGCGCGCAAGGCTCCTCGGCACCTCGGCACCCAACCCCGGCCGCCCGGTGGCGTTCCGCATCATCGCGGGCAACATCACCTTTCTTCCGGCGCCGACCGCCGGCTACACGATCCGGCACTGGTACGCGCCCGCCTCGCCGCGGCTCACCCTCGACGCCGACACATGGGACGGCGTAGACGGCTGGGAAGAGTATGCGATCTGGCGCGCCGTGGCCTACTGCCAGCAAAAAGAGCAGCTTGACGTTTCGTTTTCGATGGGAATGGTCCAGCAGCTTGGCGCGCGCATCGACCGCCTCGCCCCGTTCCGCGCGACCCAGAACACCGAGCGCGTCACCAACGTCTACGGCTCGCGCACGCTCGACGGCGACCCTAGCCGATTGCTCCCGAGGCCCTAAATGGCCGCCCCGCTCACCAGACGGCCGCAGCTCCTCGCCCAGCTCACGAGCACCCTCAAGACCATCCCCACGCGCGTGCTGCGCACCGAGGAGGCCGCGACGACGGACGCGCAGCGCCAATCGCAGGCCGGCTTCACGCGCACCAACGAAGCGATCGACGCTATCAACGCGCTGAAGCAAGTGCCGTTCGGCGCCGGACAGTTCCTGACCGTGCCGGACGGCAAAGGTGGGCGGAACGAGCTCATTACCTTTGCGGCGCCGGGAACCTATTTCCTCCCGCACACCCTCGGCCGCCCCGTCGAGGGATTCATCGTCGTGGACACACAGACCAGCGGCAACCACCGCACGCACCGCGTCGCGCAGTCACGCAGCGCCGATGAAAAAACAATCGAGCTCCACGTGCAGGCCGCGTGCGCTCTGAAAATTTGGGTATGGTGACGCATGGCTGAAGCATCCAAACCGGGCGAAGGCGCCATCGTTCGCGCCGACTTTGGCGGCGGCATCGATCAGAGCCTCGACGCATGGCGCGTGCCGCCTAGTCAGCTTTCCGATCTCACCAACGGGCGCCTCGACACGCCCGGCAGCGTGCGCAAACGCTACGGCTACCAGACGACGACCCCACCGCTCAACGACGCCGGCGCGCCCATCGCCGCGCTCGCGCTGCGCGATCAAACGGTCGTGCTCGACGCCGCGCGTGACAACGCCATCGACGACGGCGCAAGTGGCTCGAGCGCCTCGGCGCGCATCCTTAACGAGTGCGGCTACGTGGCGCGTCAATACGCACCGAGTAGCACAAACGATTGGGTGACCGTGGGCGCCGTGTCGGACGTAATCGGCGACGTGACCAGCTACGACGCCGGCGCCGCCAACTTCGACGACGCTTGGGACATCGCCGCCACGGAAAATTTCGTGTTCGTGGCCCGCATCACGCGCGCAAAGCAGGTGACAGGCGCAACCGGCACCGCCGTGACGCTCACGGTGAGCCAATACGACGCGCAGACGCGCGCGCTCATTGACTCGGCCTCCACGACCGTGAGCGGCCGCGTCTATCCAAAGATCCTGGCGTTCCAGTCCGTGAGCACGCTCGTGATTTCGGTGGCCTTCCCCGATCGCACGTTCGGCGGCTTCCCCGGCGCTGTTACCCCGGCCACGGTGGACCTTTACACGTGCACTTACACGGCCACGGGCCTCGGCTCGCTCGTGAACGGCTATTCCAGCGCGGGCGCGCTCGATTGCGACTGGTGGGAGCTCACGGCGTTCCGCTACACGACCGCGGAGCGGTATCGGCCCCTTTGCCCCTACGACATCGCCAGCGACGGCGTGAACCTTTTTCTCGCCGTCTACTCGTCCCGCACGACGACCTACCGGCTGCAACGGTGGACGGTCACCGCCGGCTCGCTCGCCCTGAGCGCGCAGGCCAACACCGCCAAAATCGGCGCGCTCGCCGTCGTGGCCGTGTCGCTCGAGCTCTTTGGCAACCGCCTCTACTTGGGCGGCGTGGCCCTATCGGTCAACCTCGCAGCCGCGCTTCCGTGGCAGCCTACCGCCGGCGTGCTGCAAATGCACGTCATCACGACCACCGGCCTCGCCCTCGTGTCATCGGGCAGCACCGCGATCGCGCTCGTGCAGGCTGGCGCGTGTCCCGTCGTGGGCACGGTCACCGTGGCGCAGACGCTCGAAAACCTGAGCCTTGGCTACGACGAGGCCGCAGTCTTCGCCGAGCTCATCCAGATCGACCAGACCGCGCCAGAAAACGTGCTCGCCCGCTACGTCCACCACTTTTCGATCCGCACCGACACCGGATTCGCGGTCCAAGACCAGTACATGAGCGCCGCAACGCCCACCGCGCGCGCGTTCCGGCTCACGTACTTTGCCAAGGTCGCGCAAACGAACCGCCTCCCGGTGCGCCTCCCGCTCGGCCTCGGTTCGTCCTATTCGACGTGGCAGGGTCGCGACACCAGCAACGTGCTCCAGACCGAGAAGTTTGCGAACTACCCCGGCGACATCGGCACCATGGTCCTCACTGGACCAAACGACCACCGCACGACGCTCGCGAGCTCGCCCGCGCAAACGCTCATCCCGCGCCTTCTTCCGACCGCCCCGCCTCGCCCATTCTACCGAGGCAACCGATGGCACATCCCGCACCGCTTTGCCGTGGACGGTTCCGGCGGCTTCGCCTTCGCCATCGTCACGCTCGAGCCGCGCGCACCCGGTGACGCCCTCGGCACCGCCTACGGCGCAAGCCTACAAACCGCCGGCGGACTCGTCCAAACCATCGACGGCAAGCAGGCCGCAGAGACGGCGATCGTGGATCGCCCCTACATCGGCAGCGTTGGCCAAAATGGCGGCGGCGTGCAAGTAGACTTCCAAGACGGCGACTATTTGTTGCAAGCCGTGCTCGCGTACCGCGACGCCCAAGGCAACGTGCACCGCTCCGCGCCGTCAGACCCTTGCCGCGTGACCGTCAGCGGCGCGCAGGACACTTGGACGATCTATCATTCCGGCGCCAGCTACTTGAACCGCGACGACGCCACGATCGAATTCTACGTGACCGAGCCCGACGGCACGATCCTGCGTCGGTGGACATCCGTACCCACCGCCAACTTGCCCGGCATCAGCGCAACCACCATCCGCGACGCGGGCACGCTCGCGGCTACCTCGCTCGGCCTCCCCGACCTTGACGCGCCGACAATCTACACGACCGGCGGCGTGCTTCCGTTCGTGCCCGTCGCGAGCGCACGCTTCGCCGTCAACTACCGGAACCGGCTCCTCGTGGGCGGGGCCGACGACCCGCGGAGCGTCTACTATAGCAACGCCCCCGTGGCGAATCAGGCCCCCTCGTTCGCCGTGGGCAACGTCATCCGCATGGAGCACGACGGCGGATGCACCGCCGCCGGCACCCTGAACGATAAACTTATCCTCTTCACGGAGAGTTCGATTCACGCCACGTACGGGCAATTCCGCGACGAGACCGGCGCAGGCTCCGCGCTGAGCGACCCCGAGTCGATTCACGATTTCATCGGGTGCACGTTCCCGGCGAGCGTCGTCAGCATCCCGCCGGGCCTGCTATTCTTTGGCAGTGACAGCCGCTTCTATTTGATCGGCGAGCGCCTCGATTTGCAGCCCATCGGCCTCCCGGTGCAGGACATCACCTCAGGCCAGTACCCTTACGACGCCGTGATCGCCGCCGTGCACATCGCCGAGGAGCACGAAGTGCGCTTCTACGTCCAGACCTCGACCTTAGGCGCCAAGCAGGTCCTCGTCTATAACTACGCCGTGAATCAGTGGAGTCGCGACGTGCTGCGCACCCGCGAGGACGGCACATGGACCGCAGCGACAAGCAGTAACGCCTTTGGCGTGCTCGTGTGCGACAACAACACCAGCAACAGCCGGTGGATCTACGACGACCGCAGCACGTTCTTCGAGTTCGGGAATTACCTGAGCATGACGGCCAAAACCGCATGGATTCAGCCCGGCGGCTCGCAGGACTACGCGCGTTTTCGCAACTGCCAATTTCTCGGACGGTCCAAGGCGGACCACTACCTCGCCATCAACGTCTACACCGACTTCGACGAGGCCACCGTCCGCGCAACCGGCTCATGGTCCCCGACGCAGCTTGCCCCGTCGCCGGGCAGCTCATGGCCTGAGCAGGTCAGGCTCCAAGTGGGCAGCCAAAAAACGCAGGCGGTCAAAATTACGATCAGCGACACCGATCCCCTCGTGGTATCCACCGGCGAAGGCCCCCAGCTTGTCGGCCTCGCCATCGAGGTGCTCCCGCTCGGTGGCACCAAGCGACTACCAGCAGCGCGCAAGCAGTAGGGCACCCCATGGCAAGCATCGGCGAAGACATCGGCAATTTCTTCGGCAACGTCGGCAAAGCCACCACCGAGGCCTTCACTGGCCGCGACGTGCCGACCACCCGCGTGACCGGCGTCGGCAACATCGGCGAAGACCCCGAGGCCGTTGCGGCAGAGTACCAGCGCCGCATCCGGCAAATGTACGGGCAGCAGCAGCGCGCCGAAGAACGCTTCACCCAAGGGCAGCAAGAGCAACGCATCCTCGGCGCGATGGCCGGCACCCAGGCCGCGAGCCAAGCCGCGCGCACGCAGGCGATGCAGAGCGCGCAGCAGACCCTTGGCGCGGCTTCCAGCGTCGGAGGCATCGCAGGTGTACAGACGGCCGCACTAGGTGCTCTTGGTGCCGGGCAGGCCCAGCAATACGGCCTTCAAGAGGCCGCGCAGGTGCAGGCCCAAGAGCAGCAGCGTAACGCCCTCGCCGCCGCGCAAATGGCGGAGCTCTTGCGCCAGCAGCAAATGGCCCAATACGGCCTCGAGCGCGCCGACTTCGCCCAGGCCCTCGGAGCGCAGCGCGCCACGCTCGCGCCAGAGCTCGAGATCGGCCAAGCCTACGCCCAAGCCGAGGCGCAGCGGCAGCAACGCCTGTTCGGCGCCGCGACGGGCGCCGCCGCCGCCGGCGTGCCCTACCTCATCCCGAGCAAGACCTAATGCCCTACGAGCCCCCGTCCCCGTTCAGCCCCGGCCGCGAAAACCGCGTAAACCCTACGTCGTGGGCCGAATCCGGCGCACAATACGTCGCGCCAAACGCGCAGGAGCTCGCCCAGCAGCAGGCCGAGCGCGCCTACCGCACGCCGCAGCAGCAGGAAGAGGAATTTTACCGGCAACAGGTACAAGGCCTCCAAGCATTGCAGCAGGGTGCAGACGCGCGCTTCGCCGCCGCTCGAGCTCCGCAGGAGGCCGCCGCCGGTGTGCTCGGAGAGCGCGCCGCGACGCTCAGCGGTAGCGCCGCCATGATGGCCGGCCAGCAGGCCGCAGAGGCCGCGCAGGCTCGAGCCATGGCCGGCCGCATGCCGGAGGGCGCCATCCTTGGCGGGCAGCTCGGCCAAGCCGCCGCCGCGCAAATGGGCGCGCTCGAGCAAGAGGCCGCCGCGCGTCAAGCCGCGTACCTGCGCAGCGTAGCATCGCTCGGCCAAGGCCTCATGAGCGAAGCCGAAGCGCGCCGCGCCACGGAGCAAGAAATTCTGCGCGACATGCAAACGCGGTTCCTTGCAGCTCAGCGCCTCGCCGGCGGCCAGCGCGAGCAGCAGGCCCAAGAGAGCGCCGCCGGCCTCGGCCGCATCGGCACCGTGGGCGGAGCGATCATTGGCGGGCTAGCGGGCATGGCAGGAGGCCCTGCGGGCGTCGCCGCCGGCGCAGCCAAAGGCGCAACCCTTGGCGGAAAGATCGTCTGATGGCACTGAACATAGGCAGCGTCAACACGCCCGCGCACAGTGAGGACACTTTCGACGCCCGGCGCGTGCTCGGAAGCGTGGTTCCGGCTGCGCCGTTTGCGCCGGCCGCACTTCCACCAATGCAGTTCGACACGAGCCTGACAAACCCCGCCGTGCTCGGAGCGCGCATGCCGGCACCATCGCCGGGCGCGCTCGAGCTCGGCAACGTCAGCACGCCGGCGCAGGGCTTCATGGGCGAAGCCGTGCCCGTGCTTGGCGGCCCCGCTGCGGCCCCTGGGAGCCTCACCAAAGCCCCTTTGAACATGCCGCGTGTTCCGGGCGTGGTCATGCCCGAAACCGACGTGACGGGCCAAGCGCGGCGGCTCACGATGCCCGAAATGAATGTGACCGGCCCCACGGCTCCAGGCGTGGCGCCAGCGGAGCCCGCCGGCGCGCTGAACGTCGTTGGGGGCGAGGTTATGCCCGCCGACTT